CTTTAACTCCAGAGTCTTTCATCATGGAATTGGCAAAGTCTAAGTAGTCTATATCTTCACTATGTTTTGCTTTATCTCTCTCTACACCTGTTAACTCGCCTTTGAGTGACTTAAGAGCGGCTCGTTCAGTATTTCTGTTTGCAATTTGCTCGGTAATCTCTTGAATTTCTGATTCATAATCTCCGATCTGTCTTTGATACTGAGAAATTTTAAAATTGTTTGTTGAAATGTCATTCGTTAGTTGAGTGATTTGCTTAGAAATTTCTATAAACTTAGAATCTCTTTTTTGTTCTTCGTTTATAGACTTGGTAAGGTCTTTGTAAGCGGAATTAATCTCCTTGACCTTACCTTCTATGTCTTCAATTTTATTTAAGCGAAACTCTTCCTCTATTTTCTGCTCACAGGTAGGGCATGATACGTTTTCCTTAAAAAATTTATGTTCGGATGTTATATTCTGTATCCTTTGTTCCAATTAAATTGTCATATTTGGTATTTTCTCCCATAAGACCAGAGGTATCCTCAAACATGATAGCAATTTTATCTTTTGTGTCCTTAATTCTCTTCTTTCCACTCTTATCAAGGTCAGCAATAAAGTTTTTTTGCATTTCTATCTTCTCTTCTATCATTTCTTTCTTGATAGTGAGTTCTCTAATCTGTGTATTTGCTCTACTAATCTTATCTCTGAGTATTTTTGCCATACCAGAGAATATTTTGATGTCCAATACGTCTTCAACAATCGCTCTACGATCAGAATTACCTAATTGCATGAAAGGAACGAACGTCGCCGACCCCAAAATTGTAGTCTGAGTGAATGATTTATAGTTAAGTCTAAGTATATTATTTTCTAAGTGTGCCTGTTGATCTATTTGATTGGCAAACTGATCTTGTTTCTTCCCATCAATATAAATTTCAAACAGAGTTGGTTTCATACCTCTTACAATGGTATAAATTCTGCCTTGTATCTCAAATTCTATCTGAACTTCACACTCTTTTTCATTTACAGTATTGATTAACTGTGCCTTTTTAATTTTTCTAAATGGTTTATTGTATAAAACAAAAGTCAAAGCATCCAAAATGGTGGATTTTCCAGCACCATTTGCACCAACTATTAAATTAGTGGGAGATTTTTGAAAACTTACAATTATAAATTGATTACCAGTTGAAAGAAAATTACGCCACCGTATCGTTTTGAATATTATCATAATCTTTTGGTGGAATCACTATATCATCAGGTGAGATAATAACATATTTGTATTTGTGTTTCTGACATGTCTCTACTGCCAGTGTATCATCTATTTGTACAACTGTCAAGGGGATCGCTTCGTTAGCTTCTAACAAGCCTGCGTATCTTGTAGCATCATCTTCCTGTTCAAAAAGATACAAAGCCTTGTGACCATCATCATTTGTGACAGCATAGGCTCCTTCTCCTTCTTTTCCTTGAAGTGATAGAATGTACATTACTCCGCTTCGCAAGCTTCTAGATAAACTTCTTTGAGAAGTGTCTTGACTCTTTCTTTTTCCAAATCAAAGTCAGACTCTTGAATATATTTATTAAGTAGGGTTAGAGTATCTTCTATCTTTTCACTATCCAAATCCACTTCTGTATCATTGACTGCTGTATTCTCTACAACCTTAAGATCAATGATCCCCGCTTTCATAAGTTTATCAAGAAATTTGTCATATTGTAACTGACTTTTTCTTGATCTTATGAATAATTTTACTATCTTATCTTTGTATAGATGTGCTTTGAATAGTTCTGCTGGAGTGTCTTCGTAATATATTTTCTCAAACATAGTGAAAGGATTTTCTACAAATTCAATTTCACCTGTTTCTGTATCTAGGATACTAAATCCTCTCTTATCTCCACAATCATTCCAATACATCTCATAAGGATTGCCTAGGTAGAATGTGTGTCCATCATTACTTCTGGTATGATAGTGTCCTGAGAATACTGTATCAAACTTTTCTATGATGCCCTTATCAATACCACCTTGCTGAACCATGCCTGGATATAATTCAAACCCAGTGAGTTCAAGATGACCAAAGGCAATCTTTGCATCTGATTTTTCTATAGCATCACATGTTTCTTTATAGTTGTCATCACATATCCAAGGTAACATCATTGCTTTGAATCCACCAATGTCATATGTATCTGGGGAGGATATGGGAATAATGTTATCGTAATGTTCTAGAAGTAAATCAATAGAGTTTATTTCATTAGTATTTTTATAGTAAACATCATGATTACCTACAAGTTGCCAAACTTGTACGCCCAAATTTTTGAACTTATCATATACATGTTCTTTTGCCCAATCAAGTGACCAATAATCTATGTTTTTTCGATTATCAAAGGCATCTCCCATATGAATACAATACTTGATACCTCTCTTTTCTAGTTCTGGAAAGAATATATTGTCATAAAATTTTTGAAAGAAGTCATGAAATACCTTATTACCCCTTCTACCTCCGAAGTGAGTATCAGTTATTATCGCTATCTTCATTGCTGTTGTTGCTCCGCTTGTTCTTTCATGTATTCTTCTCTACCATCTTTGGTA